CTAAAAAAACAATATCCGCATGTGGGATTTGTCTGATTAGCACCCTTGCGCCAGCGTCGGACCTTATCCGTTTTTTGAGATGTCCCTTTCTACCTCTTTTTTTGCGTCGGGGAAAAGGAACTCGGTGATCTTATCCATCTCCTCGGTAGTGAAGCCGTCCATCAGATCGTCGTAAACGATCGGCTGACCGTTTACGAGAATTTTGGCGGCCATCAGGTGCATGCCGCGCTCGACGTCCGTCAGGCTCTTGTTGTTGGTTAGCTCCATCTGCTTGCGTACCGTGATACCAATCTCAGCGATCTCGGTGTTGGCGTCGAGCTGGAGCCGCCGCCGAACTGACAAATTCGGCTTGCGATTCAGTGCTTGCTGTCCCATTACAATCCAAGGTTTTGCCTACGTTCAGCCAGCAAGTCCTCGCCGCCGACTTTGTAGATGTTATTGATTACGTCGATTTCGACGATCTCCTCACCGTCTATTTCCAACTTATAATACTGGACGGAAACGGTGGACTCCAGTTCGGTGTCCTCCTTGGCCTTGAACGCGCCACCGGGGAGTGTCTTGGAGTACCCGCGTATGTACATCACGATGGGCTTCTCCTCCGTGATTCCCGTGTTGTCGTATTCCGCTTTGCTGGAACGGATCATCAGGTCCACGGGCTTGAGGAAATTTCCGAAAGCTTTCTGCGCCTCGTTGTCCGGATACGTCCATTTGATCGTCGTTTCGAGTTTATCGAACCCGTTGAAAAACTCGGCCGAACCAATCATGCCCATAGCCTTGTAATCGGTCATAAGGGCCGTAATGGTCGGGGCGGTGATCTCCGACGCCAGCCCGTGCTTGCTGGCATTGTTCACATAGACGTTTGCGTCGTAAACTTTTGCGATATTCATGGCTATTCGATGGTTGAGAGTTTGTTAATGTCGATTTTGTGGTCGAACGTCATGCGCTGCATAGGCACGGCGGGCGTCCACTCGTTGGAAAACGTGACGTATCCCTGTGCCAACTCGGTGGCCGGATTCTTCGCAGGGTCGAAAAAGCACTGCCCGTAAACGATCTTACCTTCGGCTGTCAGCCGGTTGTAGTACTGGTTCACGATGTTGCGAACCAGGTCGATGTCGGCCTGTTTTACCTGCTTAACATCGATAAACTGGGCGCAGGCCATCGTGATCGAACGCTTCATGATCATCAGTGACCGGCGAACGCACTCGAACGCGTCGGGAGTGGTGGTGCTGGGGAACGCTGCGGTGTAGTTTCCCCATTCCACAATGCCGTTGCCGTACATATTAACAACTGTCGTGATGCCTTGTGCGTTCAGCAGGTTGGCCTCACATGTTTTATCTGAGAGCGCGAACGTGATGGGCACGTCGGTACCCTCGATCCCCGTGTAGGCGTGGTTCGACGATGACACATGCCATCCTTCTGTTAAATCGACTTTGGCCCGCAAACCCGCCGCGTAAGCTGACACCGGGAGCGTGAGGTATCTTTCCCCTGGGTCCTCGACATCCGGGTTATATTCCGGGTTCGCAACAAGGACATGCGGGAAAAGAAGCTTTTGCCCGGCTTTGAGTGTGGCAAAGTCACCCTCCGCACCGCGCGACTCAATGGCTTGGTTGAAGCCCCAGCCGTCGGGTGTGTCAATATATGCCATCGCCTCGGTTTTCTCAGTAATGACAATCAACTCCTGCTTCACTGCATCCAATGCGGAATATCGCGGTGCGATGTAGATCATCGGTTCAAAGCCGTATTTGTTTCCTGCGGTCTCAAACAGTTTAAGACCTGTACGCTCACCCGTTTCGGAAACCGTACCCACAATGTCGGCGCCGGTGATCTCGGCGGTGGCATCCTTTACTTTGACGACAAACACCAAGGCGCTGCCGGCAGTGCTGTCTTGCATGCGGATCGCCTTAAGTGCTTCGGGGATGGTTCCTTTTGTACCGAATGCGGCATCGTCCGCCGCGCTCTTGCACAACGTGAGGACGTTAGTGTCGCCCTTATCCGCTGTACCCACCAGCCCGATAACCGCCGTAACGATGTCGTTCACGGGCACCGTGTCGCTGGTGACGTTGATGTGCTCTATACCATGTAAAAAATCTGCCATGTCATAAAATTGTTATACCGTTTCCGGCGTGGTTTGTATTTATCCGGCTATTTCTTTTTGCTGTCAGCCGGTTCGACAGTTGTCGCAGCCACCTCTTTGATTTGGCGGCGGGCTACCATCGCACGAACCGCGATGTCATTCTCTGGCAACTCGACGGCATCGTCTTTTTTCAACGCGTACTCCTTTCGACCTGCGCCGGCCTTAACGCTGAAAACAACGTAAGGACTTACTACCTCGTACTTTTTCATTTTTCAGTAAATTCGTTTTTGATTTCCTTGATCGTCGGCACACTATCGGGGCGGTCTGCTTCGACAGTATAGGCTGCAAATGAAAATGTAAGCGCATATTGCCAATAGTTGTGCAGGCCCGAAACATAGCCGAACGAATTAAAGTAAATGGGTGTTTTCGCACCCAGCATCCGATGCCCCAAAAGACGGGATTTCGCCGCCTCGTAAACATCAAAAAGACCCAGTTTTCCCCGCCGGTTTTTCGCGCGGATGAATAGTTCGCATTGAACGGTTCCCAGTTGAGCCACGACGGCCAACTCCTCGCGTTCGGCGAACTCCGTACCGTTTACCAGCACGAAAATCTGCGGTTTCTCGGTCTGACGCGGCAACTCCAGAGCCTCGATCTTGGGTAACGGCTTGACATCGACACCCGGCATCTGCAACAACGTGACCAGCTCGTCCTCATACCTTTCGTAAGGGGACATGCTGGCGTCTGCCTTGGTTGTCATTGGTTGCTCCATGATCTATTCTTCGCTTTCGGCGTGCGGTGTCAAATGCGCCACATAGGTTTTTCCGTCAAATTTGGTGTCCACCGCAGTAATCAAATACCGTTTTCCACGTATTTCGAGGTATTCGGTCGTTTCGGCATCCACGGCTTGCTTCAGCCCGACGAAATTACCTTCGTAATACTCTGCGGTGGCCGTGCTCGGTCTATATTCGTAGCCCTCGGAGTCTCCGATCTGCGTGGGTTCGCTCGGGTCCTTGAACAACGCCCGTCCGGGAATATTTCCCCGATTTGGGGATAGCCAAACAGCGGGTTCGCCCATAAGGTTGGAAATGGTCGAAGATGCTATTTTGGCCATCCTGTCAAATCGGTTGTTCATACGCTCGGAGGTTATACGTTCAACTTGACCAACACCGTGGTATCGCCTGCGTCGGCAGCCTCCCAAGCGCATCCGACAGCCTTGTTATCCTCGGCCGTTGCCACAATACCGGAACCGTCGGCAGCAGCATACACCTTTTGGCCCTGCGTGATTGCACCGGTACCTTTGGCCAATTCGTACACGCCCGTAACGTTCAACACGACGGTTTCGTCCACGGCGCCGTCAGTAACGGCAACACCAGCGACGTCACCGATTACGCGTACATCACCGCTCTTGATCGCAGTTTCTGCGACTTTATACTCGATGGTCTTACCATCCTGGATGAAGTTTTTCATTGCTCTGTATTTTTAGTTTTTGCTTAAAATAGGGGCAGGCACGATAAATTCCGCCCCTGCGGGAAGTTTGCCGTTACGCTATTTCCCCGCTGCTTTCACGATGCCACGATAGTCGATCGCCGCAGCACCGAAATCGCCACGGACGGCATAGTCCATGGAGTCGGTTTTGAACTCCTCTGTGCTGTCCACACGCAGACCCTCGTTGCCCTCCAGGTATGCGTAGTAGAGACTATCCACTGCATACGGGTCGGCCATCAGATACCAAGCTTTTGGATCGGTCAATCGCGGCTCGACGATCACGTCGAACGCACCGGCGAAAACGTTCACGTCCTCGAACTTGACGGGCGTTGTCGCTGTTACCAGTTTTTTGGCCATCATCTCGTTCTCAGGTGACACAATGAGGTAACGTGGCACCATGCGAATAATCTGTCCCGCGATGTCTTTCTGCTTCATCATCGCCGTCTTTGCCGCCGCAAGACTCTCCTCGCTTAATGCGCTGCTGGCACCCGTGAGGAGGTTGCCGTGGGTAGCATCGAAAATCCCCTTGCCGTCGGACATCTTCACGTTGTCGGTCAGCAGACCCCACACGAGGTTTCCACGGAGCATATCCCAATGGCGGACGAATGCCGACGGGATGATCGAGAACACGCCCAAATCATCGTTGATGAACGCCTGCCGGGTGTAACTGATGCCCTCGCCGAACGTCTCGACGCGGATCTGCTCCTTGCTTTCCTTAAGCGTTGTGTACTTGATTTCTCCACCCTCGGGGATCTTCTTCATGCCATTGGCGACACCGGCCGAGTAAAGACCGCGTGCACGGAAATCGTCCACGCTGGTCTGTCGGGCGATTTTGTCCCAAAACTCCGGTGCGAACTCATACTGTGCCCGCAACATCTTGTTGATCACACCCTCGAACAACAGCGGAAAGTCGCTGGTGCTGTGCGCACGGTTGAAAACCATTTTGGCCACTTCGGAACGATCCAAGCCTCGGGTGTTGATACCGCGCTCGGACAACAGTTCGCGCCCGATCTCTACCATGGTCATGCCGCGAAATTCGCGGGCGCCGGCGTCCAACGAGAACTTGGACGGATAAATGCGGTGCAGCAGTGCGTTCTCCACGGCCATACGCTTCTTGGTGCCAGCATCCAAGCCGGTCGCACGGACACTATGGTTACCGTTCACGCCGTTTTCCTGACTTCGTTTAGCCAGCCGTCGCATAATCGCGGTGCTGCACTGCTCCACGGTAAGATCGGTACCGACCAGTGCCAGCGCGTAATCGGCGGAAAGGCCAGCGGCACGGGCCATTTGCTGGATCGCTTGCGTTCGCTTGCGGTTCTCTTCTGTCTGTTCCGTTCCTCCGGTAGCTTCAGTTACCGCAGCTGCGGCATCTTTAGCAGCTGCGGCTGCATCCTCGGCTGCGGCTGCTGCATCCTCGGCCGCTGCAACTACATCCTCGTTCGTTTTGGCTTCGTCGGAGTCAGTCGGCGTGACCTCTTCCTCAATCAGTGTGAGTGTAATGGTATCGCCCACTTCGCCATCGGAAAGGGCAACGCCCTTAACGCCATCAACGGTTACGATGTCTCCCTGCTTTACGGGATCGCCCTCGACGACGTACTCCATGGTCTTACCTGTTTCTGTTGCTCTCGTTTTTTTCATGTTGGTGGTGGTATTTGTGATTCGTTTGTTTATGATTTCGACCGGATGCTGCTGTTGTCCTGTGCGGATGCCGCTGTCGATGTCGGCGGGTACTGGAGCGAGGGAAATTTCGATCGGCATCCAGTCGGTAGCCCGGTAGATAGGCCGTGCACCGTTTGGGCGCTCCTCGCGCTCGAACTTGTAGATTTCGTAGCCGACCGAGATCCCTTTGACGATCCCGTCCACCACATCCTGGAACAGTCCGGCCACCTCGGGACGGCTGGAGAAACGAACGCGAGCGCAAAGCTGGCGCGATTCGTTGATCCACACCTTGACCGTGCGACCGACTTGGCTGTGCACCGAGTACGAATTATGACAGTCCAAAAGCGGAAGCCCCTGATTTGCGCGGTCCATTCGAACGGCGGATGCTTCGCAGACCAGCATTTCGTCGTAGTCTTCGTCCCAGCTGAAGCGCGTAACCATTTTTTCGGTCGCGCAAACGACATCTACCTCGCGGGCCTCCTGGTCGATGGTCGTAGGCTGCACGAGCGCCCGCCCGTACAGCACGCCCATGGTGCGGTTATTCGTTTCCTGTTTTGCCATTGCTATTTTCTTTTTGGACGACCGTAGCGGCGGTATTCACGCTGTCAATGGTAATACCCAACTCGGCCAGCCGGTCGATGTCCTGTTTATATTCTTTGAAAAACTCCTCGGGTTCGCGCCCCATCTCTCGGATCGTCTCGCTGATCGTCGCAAGACCGGCCTTGATCCTATCGACCTGTGCGGCGGTCTCGCGCTGCGGATCGAGCTGCTGAATGCGAGGTGCCGTCCAGTCGGCGGATATATATCGGGACAACTCTCCCTTGATCATACACGCGCTGATAAACCAATTCCACACGGGGGCACAAATCTGCGGTACGATCATAAAATACTGCCAGCTTTTGAAGTTGGCCGTAACGTCGATTTTCGCCATGCGCCCCGAGGTAAAATTCACACGGCTATAATCCATCGTCAGCATTTCGTAGGTGATGCCATAGCCAGCGGCCATTCCCTGCAATATGCGGCTGGCGTAAGCATCGTAATCGGACACGCTGGGCGGATTGGCGAACTCTACCGATTCGGCAGCTCCGAGGTGTTCGACGATGCCAGGCTCCAAGCGCTCGATACCTATCGCACCATCCTCGCCACCGTCATCTTCCGACCCCAATACAAATGCGGCGAAGCACGCGGCCACCTTTTGCTTTACGAGCTGGGCATCCTCGTAGTCGGAAAAATCGCTCGTTTTCATAAACGCCGACACTCCGATCGGCAAGCCTCGGACCTGTCCAGGCCGCAACACCTCGAAAGCATGTAGCACATCCTCCTTGGGGTAAAACTTGCTGGCAAGCGCCGGTGCAACGATAAAGCTGTCGCCGGGGTGGTAATCAAAAAGCCAGTAACCGAGCAGGCGCCCCTCTTTGCTGAATTGAACCCCAAGCCGACAATAACCCATATCGTTGCTGCCATTTCGGGTGTGGTCGAGCTGGTCGCCCTCCAAAACTTGCAACTGGAGCGGTAGCGGGTTGTTGTCGTCGGGCATGACCCAGCGTCTCAAAATCAACACTTCGCCACTCTCAGCGATGGACCGCATCGCTAATTCCTGCAACCCGTAAAATGTCGTTTTGCCATACCAGTCGCAGGCGGTCGAATTGGCCCATTTGCTCCAAAGTCGTTTTACGAGTTGGCAAGTTGCCAAATCGGCGTCAGGCGCCGGCTGGATGCCATCGCCGATCGTGTGCTTGGTGATCGCTTCGACAGCCCGCCGCGCCCATCCGTTGTTACGGACCATATTACGGGAACGATCCCGCAACGTAACCAGCGCGGCCGATACTTCGCTATTGACACTCGTGGACTTTGCCAACCGGAACGCCTTGCCGCGACGGCCTTTGTCGGCCGCCTCATAGGCCCGTTTTTTACGGCTACGCGATATTTCAAATGAAATTCTCATCTTTTGCTGAAATAGCCTCGGTCAATACAAGCGAGGCGACGACGGCGCAAGCGGCGTTCCGGAAACAACTCCTCCTCAATCATTCGAACCAAATCTTTCATCTCGGCAAGCGACCGATAGCTCACGGTTTTGTCGCCGTAGGTTATGGTTGTCGCACCGGTGGCGATGGCCTCCTTGAGCGCGGTATATTGTTCGATTGTAAAAGACATGGCAGCGTAACGATTTGCAACGAATTTATGAGAGGTGTTTTACATTCACAATACCACGCGAAAAGGTTTACCGAGTTCTCGGTAAACCTTTTCTAAATATACCGACATCTCGGTATATCAATCATCCCAAAAACTGCCACCTCGACGGCGCCCGGTGCTTTCGTCGTTACGAGCGTCTCTCTTTTTGGCGGTTGCACCACCCATCTGCGCCAAACGCTGTGGGTTCAACCGATCCAGCCCGAGGATAGCCGCAGCAGCCCGAGCATAGACACGACAGTCAAGCGGTTCGTTGCGCTCGTACCGCTTCACCCATTGCAACTTTCGGTACCCCCGCACCACCTTGACAACCTGCTCCTCGGCGGTAAGGCCACGGAAATAGTGTTCGTCATATTCGGGAAAATGGCAATAGTTCGGCGGAGGGATGCCGTTCTCGTCCTTTTCCAGCCGCAGGTGGGCGTATAACT